ATTGTGTATGGCTACGACATATCTTCACAAATGATTTCACGATTATCTCCTCCAACAATTCATGTTATACTACAATCCCTCGAATCACCCGAGTTTGATACATTAGGAGGAACACGAATTACACAAAACTTCAAAGTAATCCTATTTATAACTACAAGAGGAACTGATTACGAAAACGCATACCGAACTGCTATGGAAATAGCAGGTGACGCATTTGATGAGTTATACACTAATACCGGTCTGCAAGGAAATACTGACAGTCTAATTGATTATACTATTACTTTTGACACCAAAACTGATGATGATGAAGTTATTTGTGTTCATCGTATGGAATTAACATATATGAGGCGTCTAAATCTGCTTCACAGATGAAACCTTCAAATAACAAACCATTAGTAGCGTTAGACAGGTGAAGGTGAATGACCTCTAATTTTACATACAGATACCTCGCTATGACCCCGGAACATGTAAGTGGAACAGGCGTTCGTAATTATGGAACTGCTTCTGCTCTTAACAACACTGATAAGTCCGGTTCAACCACTGACAAAGTGTTTGGCGAAGTAGATGACGAAAGCATACAATATAGATTTGAACTATTAACAAGAGGCGACATGAGCCGATACTCTGCGGCTAAGTCAGTCAATGGAAAAGAATATTCCGAAGGTGGAATAAACTTCGTAGCACAACCGGATGACTTACTTGGGTTGTGTCTTTACGGTATTTATGGCGACGACACTACTAATGACCCTCCTTCGGGTGCAGGTTACACAGTTTCGGGCTTCGTCCACACTATGAAGGAAAACAAAGCAAATATCCTACCTTCTTTTACTCTTGAAGTAGGCCGTGAAGCAAAAGAGCATACCTATACCGGTATGTGTATTAATAGGCTAGGAATAAGTGCTGCTCACGGAGAATATACCACACTTAGCGTTGACTTTGTAGGTAAGCGTGAGTCAGCCCTAGGGACTTTAGTGGCTGCTCCTACTTATAGTGGTGTAGCAGTTGATGGATTCCACTTTGCAGAAGGTGAGATTAAGTTTTCAGAAGCAGGTGCTTCGGGAGTTGCCTCAACTAAGATTAAATCTATCAGCATTGATTTCAACATGAACCTTGATACTGATGCGGCTTGTGCTATCGGCGACAGAACTTACCTTCGCCAACCGGAACCACAAATGCGTGAAATCACAGGAACAGTTGAGTTTTCAGAAGATTCAACAACAGGAGGAACAAGTATTCCTAGTTACGAAATGCTTATTGCAGAAGGAGGCAAGTTATACGATGGCGTAACTGCTGACCCTGCAATTAAATTGCACTTTACAAATGGAACACAACAGTTGGTAATCGGTATTCGTAAGGTTCGCTGGGAAGCACCGACCTCAAATGTTAGCGGTCGTGACACTCAGACACTAAGCCTAAACTTCGTGGCACTTGTTGATACCGCAGACGATATTATGAGTGAAACAGTTCTAACACTAACTGCTGCTTCAAGTAACCTTGCTACTGCTACTAAATACTCACAAATCTAAGGTGGTTTAGATGGCAAGTCCTGTTCAAGACCCAAGCAAAATAACTGTTGTTGCGATTGAAGGCACTATGGCAGATATTCATACCTCAGTTCAAACTTATCTAAGGGCTAATCTCGCAGGTAACGATACTTTGTATGAATTAAACATTGTTAGAAACATACATGATAATAGAGTAGTCTGCTACATAATGTTTGAAGACCAATAAGGTGATTAAGATGCGAAAATCAGTAGGAAAAATAATTGGAAAAGTAAAATCTGTAGTCCTAACAAAAGGACTTTCTATTCAAGACGACGAGCCGGTTGAGCCGGTAGTTGTAGAACCTGTTGTCAAAGTAGAGAAAAAGACAACAAAGGCAAAAAAGCCAGCAAAGAAAAGTAAAGTAAAGAAAAGTGATAAAGATGCCGATACTAAAGAAAGAGTTTGAAATTGGAAACAAGAAGATTTGGGTGCGCCAAGCCTCGGGCATGGAAAGACTCAAGTTTGAAACCTTACTAGCCAAAACATTTAGAAAGTTCAAGCATTTTGGTTTAGACCAAGAAGAATGGACTGACGAACAGCAAGAGGAGTTTATGAACGCTCTTGAGGATGCTGGCGGTGATGTTAACTCTCAGATGAGAGAAATGATTCCACCTTGCCTACCCGATGATTTCGATGTAAATATGCTCGACAAAGATGAACTATTTGTTATATTTAACTTTGTGCGGGGTATTAGCGAACCGGAGGGTGCAATCCCTTTGGACTCTTAGGCAAGGTAGCCCCTGCCTTATGTTCGTCATTCAAAGGCGCTGTTCCCAGCGATTTATTGATGAAATATACAGGAGAGGGCGGAATGTATCTATTTGAGTATGACCTTGCCGTATTAAACGATATGCACGACCAAGTTAAAGACGCCTCGGGCAAAGCCGATAAAGACGGCAAAGCCATGATGGAACGGGTCAGACAAAGACGGCAAAAGGGCCAAACTGCCCCTGCTTCTGATGCCGAAGTAGTCGAATTATTAAAACAACGGGGCATACCTGTTCATACTACGGGAGAGTGATAACATGACAAGAGTAGGAGCATCCCAAGTATTCTTCAATGTAGTTGCTGGATTTAACGCTCGTAAGTTAATTCACGACCACAGAACAGTAATGAATGTTATGAGGGCGGTTACTCTTGACTCTTTTGAGGCTATGCTAAAGCCGGTTGAAGATGTAAGTATGGCTATTGGCGTTTTCCTAAATGAAATTAAGCAGATTACTATTGAAATGGGCAAAGCCGAAGTTGAGTTCGCTAAGTTCTATTCCGGTAGGAATATTGAAGGTATGTCTGATGAACTTAAACAAGTAGGTTTAGAGTTCGCTAAAGTTGGGACTGATGCGCTATCCGCAGGTTCAAGAGCCGCACAGGTAGGTCAAATCATAGGTAATGAAAATATTCCGTTCTTAGTTAGGCAGGCTGAAATCCTATCTAACATATCTGACCTTACATCAGAAGAAGCCATGAAGGGTATCATCAAACTGCAACAGCAAACAGGCGTGTTGTATGGCGACTTAACCGCTAGTCAGTTTCAAAGGTTAAGTCAATTAGAAAAAGAAGCAGTGTTGACTGAGAATGCTGCTTATGCTCTTGACTCACTTAACACAATTGCTAACCGGTCGGTAGCGGTTGAAGGTGAATTGGTTGAAGTTATGACTAACTTCTCGGCGCAGGGTGCGTTAGTAGGTGAAACATTTCACGATATGGCCGCTATGTCTGCGGTATTACTAGAAGCCGGTGAAGAAGCAGGTGCGGCTGGTCGTGCCTTGCGTATGATTTACGCTCGTATGGGTGGTGACATTAACGGCGCAAGAACTGAGTTAGAGCAAATGGGACTTACCATTAGAGATGCTGACGGCGAAATGTTAACGATGAAGGAAATTATACAGGACTTGGTTGACAAGGGCTGGCATAATATGTCCTCCGCTATGAAGCAAAACATAGCACAGACTATTGCTGGTAACAGGCACTATGTCCGTTTCATCAAGTTGATGGAAAACCAAGAGCGAGTTGTAACTTTAGCGGCAGACGGTTTAGAAGGGTTTGATTCTGCGTCAGAACAGGCCGGAGATGCTATGGAGGCTCTTGCTTATCAGATGGAGGCGGCAGAAGCAGAAGCCGAAAACCTAAAGGCGACTCTTGGTGAAGCCCTGCTCCCGTTCCAAATAGGCGCACAAAAGGCACGAAACGATATACTTGAAATGCAGACCATGTTCACCGATATGTTCGGTGAAGAAGTTAGCGAAGGTATCGGTCGAATGATTGGAATGTTTCAGTATATGGGAGGGTTCCTCAAGTTCGGTCTTGGTATTCAAACTTTGGCCGTTGGTATGGAAATGTTCGATTCGGTGCAAAGGGACTTACACGGCATCCTTATCGCTAACGAACACTTGCATAGCAAACAGGCTACTCACTTAGAGTATGGAAAAAAGGCTACTGAGGAACAGGAGTATTTGCTCAGTAAGGTTAGATACCAATACCAAAAGATAAACGCAGCAAGGGAAAAGCAACAGGCTGCGCTACTACAGGCTACTATATTAGAAAGGGAGTTGGAAAAAATAGGTATGAGGCGAGCCGATATAAAGGCTCGAGAGCAGGCTATGATGGATGAAGAAGTAGCCTCAAGCGTTCAACTTAGTAATATAACTTTGATGCGTAACTCTATGTTTGACAAAAGACTCAGTCTGCAAACTGCTATTGACCGTTCACTACATGCAAATGTAAATATGAAAGAGCATGAATTGTCTTTGGAAAAGCAGTTCAATACTATGTTTAAGTCAAGAAGTGTAACCCAAGAATCCTTCAACAAAATGGTAGTTATCCAAGCGAGAACTATGCAGAACTTTAGTAGTCAAGATTTAATAAACATTAGGGCAAAAAAGCGTGAGTTACACGAACAACACACCTTGATGCAGGCAATCATACAGGAAAACGATAGAGTTAGAGGGTATCAGATAGTCGAAGGAACAAGAGGCACTACAAAAACCGACGCTATGGCTAATGTCGAAGCAAACAAAGCCTTGTTAGACATAGTTCCTCAACTAACTCAAAAGTATCAAGCACAGGCCACTGAGTATGATAATTTAAGAACAAAGGCGAGAGAACTTAGAGCGCAAAATAAAGAGTTAAGTAACGCCGACCAAGCAAGGTTAGAGAAACTATCTGAATTAATTCCCGGTCTAAAAGACTTACAAAGAGTCGAAGGAGAGATTTTGAAAGACGGCTCGAAGGCTTTTGTTTTGAGAAAGCAAGGCCTTGCGTTTTTGCGTAGGGAAAACTACGAAACCAACGCTCACAACCAGCATTTGACAGATATGCTTATTGGAAATGAAGCCATGAATCTTCTCAAGAC